GGCCTGGAATACACCTGCCTCTGGCTTAGCGTCTTCTATCAGCTTCTTATAAGTCTCAGTCTCATACTCATAATCACCCTTCGTTTCCAGGTAATCCTCATGAAGCTGGCTATATTCCGTGGCAATCTGACATATCTCCTTTTCTGCCTCGTCAACCCTGTTCTCCAAGGCGGCGATTTTCACATGTAGGCTCACCTCAATGAGGTCCTGGATTGCGGCAATCTTCTCAGTGGAAGTATCACACAAGGAGTATAAGAACAGCATAGCTAGAGAGCACAGAAAGGCTTCCGTGGTGTAGAGCATTTTTACTGAGTTACTATTATGAGGTGCTCGTTTTTCAACTTTTTATTGGATGGCTTCTGTGCTCTGTGTGCGAATGGCACCAAACCCCACCCCCGCCAAAAAATTGAATTTTCCCGCCGGCCGGGAGGAAAGGTCCTCCAGATGACGTTCGAATATCTGCGCACCGCCGACGGTAGCTTCCAGTGTCCCCACTGCGATTTTACCAAGAAGAACCAGAGCACGGTTCATATGCATATCAAGGCAAAGCACATGGGTGCTTTCAAACACAAGTGCGAGCACTGTAATTATGAGACGTCTGCAAAGCAGACTCTTGATAATCACATAGCTGCAAAGCACCCAGAGCACGCTGGAGAGAAGAAGAAGGAGTTCCTCTGTCCTGAAGCTTGTTGCGGATTTGAGAGTATGACGAAGGCCGGTCTTCGTAGTCATTACTTACTCAAACACCTACCCGCGGAAACGGCCAAGTTCCAAGGGAAGACAGAGGCTGGAAATATCCAGTGTACACACTGCGGCACACAGTTCAACTCCAAGCCCTCGTTCATTTATCACCTAGTGAACTGCTTGCCCGCTGACCTTCTGACGAACGACACAGTCAAGAAGGGCCTATGCATTTGAAGAGTCTACCCCTACAGATTTTTTTTGAGGGCTCAATGAATTCATTTCTTGGATTTGCATAATAATCGCATATATGTGGTATCCAAGAGCACTAAAACCTAGAAGCGCGAGAATCTCATACGCCCATCGTGGCGTATCATATCCCTTGCTTCCAATGTATATGAGAAGAGGGGCAACTACGAAGAAGTGTATTGCATTGACCCAGAGACTCGGTGATTGTGCCTTCCACTTGATGAATGTCTTATATCCGTGATATACTAAGATAACGATACCCAGACCAGTTAGGACGGAGAATATCCAAGGCACCAACTGACCACGGACAATGGCGACGTATAGGAGAAACGGGGCCACCACGAGAATGTGAAATATGTTAATCGGGATATGACTCATTTCTTTCTTTTTATACGTTAAGAATATACTTCTCCAACATTTCTTCAGCGTGTTCAATGGCCCCCTCTATCCACGCCTGTTTCAGACTATAACTTTCGCCACACACATATACATTGGGATAGGCGGCAGGTAAAGGGTTCATAAGTTTGGTGCTTTCCTTTTTTACATCATACAGACCGGGCAACCAATACGAGCAACCGTGTTTCCAATGATGTGCTTTGAAGAATATGGGATTCGGAATGGTCAGCTCAGGAAACAATTCCCTTGTCTTTCTCATAATGGCATTTTGCAGGGCGATTTCTCCTTTGGATTCCAGGATTCGGGTCCAAGGCTTGGTGTCTTCAGCGTCTGTGTAAGAGGTCATGATGGTTCCTTTTTTAGAATCAATGGGTATGATATGCCTCAAGGGAGAATCGGTAATGGTCCGCGGAATTCCGTGGAACCAGGCCTTGGATGGAAATACGCCGTATGTTCTGAGAAGGGGTTTCATCGTGATGTGTTTGAGGGCGGGGAGATTGTGGAATTGGCTAATGGATTTCAAGGCCTCGCTAGGAATGGCGAGAATGATTTTCTTCCCTTTCATGGAACTCTCTCCTTTGAAATGTAGGGTATTGCCCGAAGCAATAGATACGAGTTTGTGGTTGTAGTAAAAGACCACTTTGCGTTTGGTCAGCTCCGCCTTCATTTTATTTGCAAGACTGGAAAACCCCTCTTTCACAACGTAAAACCCTTCTGAAGAACCCATTGTATCGCGCAAAGATTTGATGGCGAGGTCGGCGCGCATGGTCGATAGCTCAGATTTATAGGGGAAGCGTTGGGTGAGAAAATTGGATTCTAGTATATCTTCCACAGTGTGTGTGGCGAGTATGGCTGGATGAAGATTTTCTAGGGCGGTTGTGAATATGTCGGATAGGGACGGCCAGATATCTTTGGAGGGGATGGCGGTCTCTTCCGATATCCACTGAGATTGTTCGGAAATGGGAAAAAGGGTGAGTCCGTAGTCTTTTATGTAGGACTTTGTGAATACGTGGGATTCATGGATTCTTCCTGCACCCGATTCCCAGGACAATGAGGGATTGGATTGATGGAAGGTGAACATTCTTCCGCCGGTGTAATTATACATTTCTGCTATCGCAATCGTAGCCTTTGGAAACGCTTTGGATATTCTTAAGGCACAGTGAAGACCGGCGATGCCTGCACCGACGATAATATAATCATACTCCATCTAGGGTTTATGGGTGGAAAAAAAATGAAATTTGGGCGTGAGCTACGGTAGCAGTCCCTTACAGAAATGTCTACAGACCAGAAAGTGTTTGATTTGTCTTCTTTCACGGACGAGACGAGTAAGCTATATCTACAACACGCCATTGATGGTGGAAACAAGGCGGTTCTAAATTATCCTTCGACATGGGAGTATATCAAGGGGGGTGGTCTTATTCGAGCCAATCGGTGCTCGTATGATGGAAAGGAGACGGACCCGATTGCCGCTATCGTATTCAAGGAGATGGACCAGGACGGGCATTCTGGGTCATCGGCCAGCTGGGTCTTGAATACGATTACGTGGCTAGCGAATGGTCTGCCTGAAGAGTGGAAGACGAGTGGAATTCCTGCACATATTCGTGGGACTTCTTAGATGGAAGAAAGAACGTATTTACATATTGTTGAAGCGACTGTTCCTGAAAACAATAAATATATTTTTTTCGGACCCGATGGTTTAAAAGAGGCGATGCTAAAAGCACTTCTTTTAAAAGCAAAAGTTACTAGGGTCCGTGTATTTCCCGATGGAAGTGTAAAAGAGATGGTTATTTATTCTGGGGCTGCTGCTGCTGCTACTGCTGCTTCTTCTGAAGCTTGACATTTGCAAGCTGTAGGCGAATGAACTCCTTCGCCTTGTCCGTGTCGCTGGTCGTAATGGACTCCAGCTCCTTGGAAGGATGCATCATGAGCATGTGGGGAATGGAGCTCACGTTGCAGTACCCAGGCGTATAAGAATTCTCGTCGATGTCGCACTTGTAAATTGTGAGGTCAGGGAACTCGGATTGAATGGACTCCCAGTCCAACTTCTTACAGGCACGACACCAGGTGGCCGTGAAGTAAATGAGAATAGGGGACGCTAGCTCATCTTGTCTATAAAGCTTCTCAAACTCTTCCTGCGTTTGGAGGGGAATCATCCTTTCCTTTGACTATATATGTTTCTAGCCCCCTGTTTATGCCTACGAGAAGGCCGCCACCTACGAGTGCCGCCAAACTGCCGAGTGTGAGATATTCCAGGGAGTTATAAGAGGTCTTTCTTCCACCTCCCACTTGGGTAGGATTCATTATTTGTGTTAGAGGGCGAGCAGCAGACGACGCCGCAAGGCTAGAAGCAGCTACTCCAGCAGACACTGCAGCTTGAGGTAGGCTTGTAGCGAGTTGTCCTACTTGCCCTGCAACTCGTGCTACTTTTTGTACTTTTTCCACACCCTTTTCTATAACCTGTTCTTTCACCACCTTGGCCGTGGCCAGTGCAGTTTCTACAGCCGTGGCCGCTGACGACACATAAGGTATTTGTTTCGCCAGGGGTATCATTATTTTTATAAATGTTGTAAACATATTATCAGGAGGGCAGGGAGTATACTCAACATTCGCTGTTATATTTGGGCTGTGATTGTCAGGGTCCATGCCTAGGAATGTAAAAGGGAAGAAACGCTTACTTCCAAATACGAATAAATCGCCAGGATATAAAAACAATATGATATAATCATATATCATTGCTCCCAGATAATATAAGAATCCTCCTGGAATAAAGGTTAAATCTAAAAATCTGGAAACAGAGTTATAGGTATCTCCTGCAATGAGCTGTGCCAAAGGGGCGATGGGTATCAATAGAGCATACGCCAAGAAATAATATGGATTGGGAGGACCATCGGCTTTAGCTCCGCCTACTTGAAAAGTTTTGCTTGGCTGGTCTTGTTCGACTGCTTCTCCTGCAGGGCTTGCTGCGCTTGGTGCCTGCTCTCCCTGACCAGGAATCCACATACCTTGTGCCAGGCCCAGGGCACCAAATCCCCAAGATAATCCATGCTTGTTTAGACTATCGTCGCTGACGCCACCTCTTTCCTCACTTGATAATTGTATCAGGTCATAAAACCACAAATACCCAAGAGATATGATATTTGCTATTAAAAATATAAGACCCGTTTGCGGAGACCTGAGTAAAAAGTGGTGTAAACCAAAGATTCCAAACACCAATGTAAACCACCACATACCCGATTTCGTATATTGCGGCTTACCCCAGAATTCCTTTCTTGATTGTGAAACGGCGGGGAATTCCCAGACCATTACTAAAGTTACGATAGCTTTGATATGCCGGAAAAGACACGGTTTATATCCGGAACAAAAGTCCTCCAAATCCGTCCACGATTCTGAGGACATTGTGATTCAAAGCATATACACGAACATTCGCCGCCCCTCTAGCGGGACCTCTATACACAGAAGTAGCCGTCTGTGTTGTGTTCGCCATCTCCAGCTGCAAGGTCATATTATCTATGCGACTGGCATTCATACTTCCACTCGGCTGGCAATCTTCAGGTCTGAAACAGAACGAATACGAATACACGAAATCATTGAGAGGGATGACCGTATGATACTGATACGGCTGAACAAGTCGGAAATAATCGGCCTTTCTCGTATCAAATCTGTCAAATCCTTCAATGCGAAGCAAGGCCGTATTGATTAAATTGGATGCATTGCCGCTCTCACCAATGGAAATGTTCGTATAGTTGAACCATTGATGGGCGTTTACCGACATTTGACGCTGGATAACCCAGTATAATTCACGGATAGGGTGATTGAATTCCATGGGGACTTGAACAGTGGTGGCGGTAGAATCAATCGGATATACTGTATACTGAACTTGCTCTATCAAATACTCGTGCGAATTCGCAACAAATCTCCGTCTCTCTTGAACATCCAAGTGGACAAAATCTCCGTATAGATTCATTGAAGTAATGGTAGCTGCATCTGCAGAAACATCGCACGGTGTTGTGGTAGGTGTGTCGTTTATGAACATTTGTGAAAGAGGGCGTAGTGTAATATTGATACGAATCGGGTGGTATTGTAAGGCAATGAGAGGAAGTGCCAGGCCCGGGTTTTTACAGAACCAGAATCGGAGAGGGAGATATAAATACAGCGGCCCATAGAGTTGCACGGAATTCGCTGGGCGGTTTCCTTGAGAACCACCGCTTACCTTACCAATCATGTTTTGCCACCCTTGTATCTTATCTTGCGTAATGACGTAATTGGAATACAGCTCCATCCATTCGCCCGTCTGTTTGTCAATTTCCTGCTCGCCGATTTCTATGCTTATTTCTTGAATCAAGGCATGGGCCGTGGCGTTTGTGTAAGAGAGTGGTGTTTTAACTCCTGTTGTGGAATTTGTCTTATACAAAGCCGGAAGTTCTATTTCTAGCCACAAGGCACCGAGGAGGTCTCCTTTTCTCGGTATAGTGGTAGTTATTTTTCGCCCGAAATCTGCCTGGTTGTCAAACTGAATGACGGAAGATTCCATGGAAAAATTCGTGTAACGGCGATATACCATCTTGAACCATGTGATTTGAGGATTACCGGTAAGGAAGACATCTTGTTTTCCCTGGGCGACGAGTTGTAATAAACCTCCTCCTTGCGTCATCTGATTGTGCGAATGATTCTCTTGAGAAATACAAACGCTTGTCTAAGAAGAAGGAGGCCGAAGATGTCCGATAGAATCGTGCTTCGTCGGGTATTTGCCTTAAACCCTGATACGGGAGGATTTATACCTGCTGGCAATAGTATTATCACAGACGGACGTGGCGGAACTACGTGGAACGGGGTTTTGGATTCGCTGTCTACATTTGGAGGCCCGATGGTTTCTTTCTTACCGTCGACGCTGAGCTCTTTTTCCACAATTAGTTATTTAAATACAAGTAATATTAATGTGCTGCAAGCTCAGATAATTGGCTTAACTGGAAACACTATCACAGATGGTTTAGGAGGAACGTATATCAGTACTGCTTCGCTACAAAGCAGCATTACCAGCACAGTTGTTGGCCTTGGAAGTATATATATAAGCAGTGGCTCTTTGCGGAGTAGTTTAACCAGCACGGTTGCTGGATTGGGCTCCATTGGATATGTCAGCACTCTGAGCTTACAGAGCACCGTGGAAGGTCTTGGGTCTAGTCGGTATGTGAGCACGAGTAGCCTACAGAGCACCGTGGAAGGCCTTGGCTCTAGTGGTTACGTCAGCACGCTCAGTCTACAAAGTACTGTAGCCGGCCTCGGGTCTTCTAGATATATGAGCACGCTCAGTCTACAAAGCACAGTTGCCGGCCTTGGTACGAGTCTTTATCTAAGCACGCTCAGTTTACAAAGCACTGTGGAAGGACTTGGGTCTAGTCGGTATGTGAGCACGTTCAGTCTACAAAGCACTGTGGCTGGATTGGGTCAAACATATGTGAGCTCTCTTGCATTAAATATACGATATGATAATGCTGGTAATGTTGTTATTGTAGGTGGCTCTAATACAAATACATTTGGAAATATTTCTAATTTATATTATGTATCCACGTTTTTCCAAAGCAGCATGACATATTCTGGTGTGCAGCCTGGGGTTGAACTGACAGGCAATGTTATAAATAATAGCAATATGGAATTTTCAACGGCGACCATACGTCTAGATTCCTTTAGCAGTTTCACGAATTCCAATTCTAGAATAACAATTGAGAGTTATCCTACTATTTTATTTTCCAAGTTGGGGACTGGCTCTGCTATAATTAGCCCCTTATGTTTCCCCATATCCACAATGTTAAAATATGGCACCAATACATTATTATATAACACAACTACGACAAATTACCTCTTTGCTGCAAATGGAAAGAGTATTGTGGCAGACCCTGCTAGTGTAAATGGCATTCGCTTCATAGACTCTTCCAATGCATTCCAACAGCCTATACGCATATCCGTTCCTCAAAACACGGTATTGAATTATCAAAGTAATTATTCCTTATATCATTACATGCCTGGAGCAATCAATTATGCGGCAAATCAAACTGCATTACATAGCAACACGTTTACTCCCTATTTCGGCTCAACTGGCTCTATTTTCGTAAGTATCCAGAATTCTGTTTAGAAACATGTGTTAGAGGGGATGAGTATTCAGAACGTGGTTGATACTTCGCTTTTATTTGTAAAACAAATAAATGCTAGGAATCCTGATGGAAGTCTTATCGCCGCCCAGAAGGTGTTGACGAGCGACGGAGCAGGGGGGACATACTGGGCATCTCCCGCCGGTTTTACGGCAGCACCGTCCGTGAATGGAATGACATTTGACGGGGTGCCTCTGGTGGCAGATTCTTCCAATAATTATTTCCGATTTTTGAGTGGCTCTGGGATTGGCACTACTGTAGACACGGCTGCAAAGACCGTAAATATATTTAGTAAATCTTTTCAAACAATTGACGTGAGTGGAGGAAATACTATTCGAAGCTCTTCGGCTTCTCCGACACTTCGTCTTGTTGGAGAGGGCGGAATACAATTATCAAGCGACCCTGTTGTGAATACGATTTATATCAGAGGAGGAGGCGACGCCGCAAGGCTAGAAGGAGGAACAGGAGCAGGAGCAGTAGCAGCCAACGCATATTCACAAATAAACGTGATTTCAAATGTGAGGACTATTGTCCCAGGGGCCGTAGATAGTACCAACAACAGTGTTTTAACGGCGTTAAATAGTTCAGACAAAGTCACAGTTGCCGGCGTGGGAGATGTTTTATTATCCACAAATGTCTCGCGCAATGCATATTTTATAAGTATATCCAGTTTTACCAGCAAGGGATGGCATGATTTGAGCGGGGTTGCTTATGGGACCCTGTCGTCCGCCATGAGCACGGTGAGCTCGCTTTTCACAAATACTACACAACTACAAAGCACTACGGCTTCTCTAGCAAGTAATATACAACGTGCTGGAAACTTAATTAATGGATATACAAGCCTTGATTTATACAAACTGAATTCCACGAATACTTCTTATAAAATTGCCGGCGTGAATAATTTCGCCTCAAGTATCAACATTTCGCAACACCGTGGAGATTTGGCCGGTACATATGGCAACTCCATATACAGTCTAAGCACGGCGACATTTCGGCTAGACGCCTTGTCTTCCATTATAACAAATAAAGGACAAGTCCAAATAAATCACGCACCTTCTTTTTCATTTAGTAATAATTTTACAGTGTCAAGCGATACCTTATTATACGTATCGAGTTTTATAAGATGTGGAGAACAAGACATCTTATCCACCACATTTGTTCGCCCGTGGCTTCTTCGCTCAGGGAGTATCATAAATCTATACACGGATTCTTTGAGGTTCCTTTTACCAGTTACTACCATCAATAATCCTGGTATGCAGTCTAACTATAGTATAATGCATCGCATAGATAATTTTACCTTAGCTTCCGTTGGTGGCTGGTCGGCAAATCCGGTCGCCAAAGCCCTTATATCTGGGGATAATACTCTTTCTTTATTTATAACGGGAAGTAGTAGTTGATAAAGAAATGTCGTCCTCATCACGAATTACATTGGATACTACATCTCTTACAGTACGCAATGTAATCGTAAAAAATCCTGTCACAGGTCTGCCGATAGAAGAGGGATATATTCCGGTAATTGCACAACAAGGTACCGTTGTCTGGAAGAATCCTTATGAGTTTCTGAGCACAGTAAACATTCCTCAGTTAAATACGTCATTTTTTGGAGCACTCCAGATGGTACAACCTGGTCTGAGTAGTCTTTCGACCGTGTTTTATTCTACGATGGAATCACGGATGACCAGCACCGTAAAAGGCCTCGGAAGTGTTGGGTATGTGAGCACTTCCAAACTACTTGATAGTATTAACAATCTAGGCTCTAGAGGATATATCAGCACCCAGACTCTATATAATTATATCAATAGGCTTGGGGACTTGCAACGTATTTCTCCGTCGTTTGCAAACGTTGGTTATGTAAGCACCTTACATCCTGGGGAATACAAGATTTATCAGTCAAGCCTTGGCCTTCAAGGAAACAATCTGGGCCAGGCTGTCACGGCATTAGCCCCTAATTTTACGCCATCTGCAGTCATAGATATAGGAGGATTTTCAAGCCATATTGTTGGCAGCTCTAAAATGAAGATAGAGGTCAATACGAATATATGGGCCACGCATACAGGTGCAGGACAGACAACAATGAGCACGTTTTTAACAGCGGCTGGTCAAACTTCTGTTATAGGAGCACCGGTTGTTATGACATATAATAAGAGCTCTGCAAGCCTGGGGAATGCCACCTTTTTATTGAATTCCAATGATATTCAAGGGACGAACATGCTACAGCTCTGCCATTCCCTTACCCGCGGCGGGACAATTGAGACAACAATCCCGCTAACAGGAGGAATTCATGTTACGCTAGATAATACGGATTGAATGAGCACGTTTTTAACGGCGGCTGAAATCGTGTGGCATTTAATAGAAATGAACCATGTGGATACAAATATATTAACTGTTCGTAACATAATTGCCTTTCGTCCTACAGAATGGCAAACACATATTCAACCTAATTCTGCTCCGGCCATTGACGCAATAGGAAATCTGAAATGGAAGAGTTCGTTGGAATTTATAAGCACCATGAAAGAAGTATCGCCGATATTTCAAATACAGACTGGCCTTAGCACTTTTATAACAGGCTCAGATGCCAATATGAAAAGGGTTTTACAGAGCACTGTTGCTGGATTGGGCTCTATAGACTATATTAGTACGAGTGGTTTGGAAAAGTCTATAAATATGCTTACATATGCATCTGGATACATAGATTCTTCTTCTTTTTACGATTGCGTAAATCATCTTACGCAACTTGAGGATATAACGAGATATGTTGGGCCAATGGTAAAATTTATTCGGTCATCTGGAAATGTATTTGAGCCAAGGGGGTATATACAGACAGCGAATCCTGGAAAATACAGAATACATACTTCCACTCTTGGGCTACAAGGTAGTAATTTGAATAATACGGCAATAAACAATTCTGGAGTTACCACTTCAGGAATTATTGATATTGGGGGGTATAGTCGCCTTATAATACCTGGGGTATCCAAGATGAGAATTGACGTGAATATTGGCCTACAGCATACAACTGCTGGCACATTTAGCACGTTTTTGCTTACAGCTGATGCTTCAGAACCTATAGGAGTACCAGTCGTAGTAAATTATCTTACGCCACCCACTGCACCTATTGGGAAAATCACATATTTCCTAACAGCAGAGGATTTCATAAATACTCCTGATAAGCTATGGGTAGGACATCGTGGAGATGTGACAAATGCCACGACGGCTATTCCTTTGGTTGGAGGTATTCAGGTGACGCTGAATAATATGGATTAGGGGGATGGTTCTAACGAAAAGCGAAGCCTTCTCTTTTTGCAAGGTCTACTGCCCATGGCTCTAATTGGCCACGAACTACAGCCGTTGGACGATACGGCCAAGGGCATAGATATACGGCATTCGGATGGTCTCCTTCTCTTAGCCAAGCAATGTGCTCTTTACCTGGCAACACACTGTGTAAAAGGGATTGGCCTATGTGT